ATCAGAAGCAGGCCGAGCTGGCGACCGCCGCCATCAGATATGTAGTCGAGGGCGAACTCAAGGAGCACCGTTTTCCGTTCTCGGTGGAGATGGGCGCGGTAGATGGTATTGGCGGCGTCGAGATGATGCTGATTGAGGGCGACCACGGAGACCCTGATGTCGGATTCGCTATTGTCGATACTGACAGTTTCTTTTATGATCCTCGCTCTTTTAGGCACGATTTTAGTGATGCTCGCTATATGGGGGTAGGTAAGTGGCTCGATGTGGAAGATGTGAAGGATTTAGTCCCGGAGAAGGCGGACGAGATTGATGGTGAGAGTGGCTCAGGATTTGAACTGACTTCCGCGCCTGACAGGGAGCGCTACTGGTTCAATGATGAGGGCGCGGATCAGCAGAAGCGCATTCGGGTAGTTGATATCTGGTACAAACATCGAGGTGGATGGTGCTGGACGCTGTTTACGGGCTCGATGAAGCTTATGGAGGGGAAGAGCTACTTCTATGATGAGCGCAACAAGCCGATCTGTAAGTACGTTATGTTTAGCGCTTTTGTGGACCATGATGGGGATCGCTACGGCTTTGTAAGGGGCCTGCGGAGTTCGCAGGACGAGATCAATCAGCGCCGGTCCAAAGGACTTCACGAGCTGGTCTCGCGGAGGATCAAGGCCGAGGACGGGGCCTTCGCCGACATAGAGCTTGCTCGGAAGGAAGCCGTGCGCCCTGATGGAGTGGTGATCTATAACAGAGGCTTCGAAATGGAGTTCGACGATCAGGCGCGGATCGCGAACATCGAGGGTCAACTGAAATTCTTGGAGGACGCGAAAAATGAAATCGAAAACTTCGGTCCCAATCCCGCACTTATCGGACAGGGCCTTGAGTACAAGTCCGGACGAGCCATTAACCTTCTTCAGCAGGCTGGAATTGCAGAGCTTGGACCTTTCGTCATCGGGATTAAGAATTGGAAACTTCGCATTTATCGTGCGATTTGGTCAGCCATCCAGAGATACTGGAAGGCAGAGCGATGGATACGAGTGATAGACGATGAAGGGTTTGCGCAGTTCGTGCAAGTCAACGGGGTGGGAATAGACGAGCGCACCGGCTTCCCGATCATGGTTAATGCGCTCGGCAATCTAGATGTGAACTTCGTACTCGAAGAGGGCCCGGACGAAGTGAACATGATGGCCGATGCCTACGACACGCTGATCGCGCTGGCGACACAGGGCGCTCAGATCCCACCGGCCGTGTTGCTCGAACTAGCACCACTCCATGCGAGCGTGAAACGGAAGCTGCAGGCTATGATGCAGCGGCCTGATCCGATGCAGCAGCAACGGGCGCAGATCGAGATGCAACATGGTGTGGCCAAGGTCCAAGAGACTCAATCCAAGGCCCAGCTGAACCAGGCCAAGGCTGCTGAGTCGGCCCAGGGTGGCGCGCACGGTATGGTCGAGCGTCAGATGGACGCCGCCATGAAAGAGCGTGAGATGCAACTGAAAGAGCGCTCCGAGGCGGTCAAGGTGCAAGCCAAGATGGCCGAGACGCGCGCGAAGCTGCAGGGCCAAGCTATGGAGCAGCGGATCAAGCTGCAAGGCCAGGCACAGCAGAACCGAATGAAGCAGCAAGAGACCGCAATGAAGGTTCGCGGCACGATGTTCGAGAATCAGCAGAAGCTAGAGATGCAGGGGCAAGCCCACCGGCAGAAGATGATGGAGACTGCTGAAGAACATCGCCGCAAGATGGCAACGTCACAGCCAGTGCGCCCAAAGGGCGGGGGTCAGTCATGAATATGGCAAGGGGCAAAACGCCCCTATACATATCAAATGCTGGAGATCGTTATGCCACCAGTTAGTGAGGCCCAAAGAAGGGCCATGGCAGCAGCAGCGCACGGCCACAGCACACTAGGTATTCCGGTCAAGATCGGGAAGGAATTTATCGAGGCCGACAAGGGCGGGCGCCTTCCACAAAAAAAGCCGAACAAACATATGGCTAAAAGCCTAGCCGACCTCAAGTCCGGGGAATACAAGAAATAGGAGCGCACGATGGGCCTGTTAGAGGATTATCTCGCCGCGCAGCAGGCTAATTACCTCGCTGGGCGAAACGCGCAGCTTGGAGGGGTGAGCCCCGCCGGGACCGCTATTAGTACTCCTACGACGACCACTAATATCGAGCCTATTCTACAGGCAATGGCGGCCCAGATCCCGACTGGCGGGGTGGCCAACCCACTGCAAAATCAGTACGCAAATCGCATAGCTACAACGACGAGTCCGGCTGGAACGACAGCTACCGCGCCACAAGTCGGCGGATTGTACGGGCAGATAACGAGCGACCCAGCTACGTCGGCGCTGTTGGCGCAGAGGCTACAAGAGGCGGCGGTTTCGCGCGTTCTCAGGAGTGCTGGTCTGGGGCAACTGACGCCTCAGCCGTTCGGCACAGCTAGTACGGGTACTGAAGCTGGGACTGGTCCTGGGGCTAGAGGAGGCGATACTAGTGGTATTGGCGCAGGTTCACCTAATACTGGAGGCGTCGGTTTGTCTGCGGGTGATGCCGTCACTGGCGGGTTTGGCGCTCTCGGTCCTGCTGCTAATGCTACATCGGGCGGCTTCACTGCCAGTTCGCTTGGCGAAGCAATAACCGGCTCTAATCCTAACGTCGGTGTGGAAGGTTTTAATGCTAGTCAGGGTATAAATCCCTCGCTGTCTTCTGGGCTGGAGGGCTTTGGCCCTACTGTCGGGTTCGGCCCAGATGTTAGTAATCCTACAGCTCTCGCGGGCGAAACTCCATCTATTAACGTTGGTGTTACTCCCAGTGGCGAGCAGGTCAGTATCAATCCTTCTACCGGCGTCGTCTCTGTCGGCGGCGAACCTGTAGGGGTGATTGGCGGTGAGACTGATGGAGGCGGTGGTGCCACTGGTGGGGGTGGCTACGGCGGCGAGGGTATGGGCATCGGCCTCGGGGGTGTGGCAGATGGCAGCTCGAACGCGGGCATCGGCGGGCCAGCGGGGACGGGTGCTGTAGGCGGCGCGGGCGACGCGGGGCAGGGGACCGGCGGTCCCGGCGAGGGCGATCAGTTCGGCAATCAGTATGTCGTGGGCGGACGCGGTCCTCCAGATAGCAAGCGCGTGGGGCTGACCGTGTCGCCGGGCGAGCTAATCACGGTGACGCCGCCCGGCGATCCTAAGGGCCGAGGACTCGATGACATCCTGAGAATAATGGCGACGATGCGGAGGGGCTGACATGCCTGTTAATCCAATAACTGGAGCGCCACTGCCCTATTCGCAGGGCGGGGGCGCGCCGATGGTCGGGCCGCAGCAACCTCAAGCTGCGCCAGGGCGTATGCCGATGTGGGCTGGTGGTGGCGCTAATCCAGGGTTTGGGCAGGCGCCGGGAGGGCCGCAGGGAGCGCCTCCACCAGGGATGCCCGGAGCGCCTACTGGGCCGCCAGGAATGCCGCTCGGGCTGACGCCAGAACTGCTGGCTATGATCCAGGCGCGTATGGCCAAGAATGAGTTTCGGTCGGGGCCAGAGGATAGTCTGATCCCAACCGGGGGAGGCGGGCTCGCCTCCATGAAGTCAGGAGACTACTAACGCTCGCGTCAGCGACATGACGCACGCACGCCGACCGCGACAGCGTCGGTTTCGTAAGCGCAACGAGACTGCGAAAGGACGAGGAAGATGTCAGGTGATGCAGCAGCGGAACAGCAAGAACTGTTCCAAGGGGCGTTAGGCCCGGAGCCAGCAGCGGCAGAGCCCGCTTCTGCGCCCGCGCCAGAACCAGTCCCCGCATCCGCTCCGCAACCCGAGGGTGTGCCGAGTTGGCGATTGCGGGAGGAGGCCGACGCCCGCAGGGCGGCCGAGGAACGTGCTCAGGTGTACGAGCAGAAGCTCAAAGAGTACGAAGCCCACCTCGCGCGGCAGCAGCCGCAAAAGGTGCCCGACTGGTTCGAGAACCCCGACGCCGCCATGCAGGAAGCACTGGTGCGCTGGATGGGTCCGATCGTCCAGGATCAACGCAATCAGGCCATCTACAACTCGCGGCTCGTCGCGGGACTGGTACATGGCCAGGATAAGGTTGACGCGGCCGAAGCTGCATTCCTGCAGGAACATCGAAGTGGAACGCTGGATAAGATGGACTATGAGCGGGTGGTCCAGTCGCCTAACCGCTATGACGCGGTGGTGAACTGGCACAAGCGACAGAATATCGTGTCCACCGTAGGGAACGATCCGAATGAGTGGTTCGTAAAGACGTTGGACCAGCATCTGGGTGATCCCCGGTTCCAAGCCGCTGTCATGGAGCGTATCCGTGGCAGCGCCGCGACTCGTCCTGGCGCTACGCGCCTCCCACCGTCGCTCTCCGGAAAGACCGCCTCTGTCGGTAATGCCGACGACGGAGCCGGAGGCGATCTCAGTGACGCGAGCCTCTTCAACTTCGCGAAGCCGGATCGAAGGGGCCGGTAAAGAGAAAGGGCTGCGGCCATGGCCGTAACCACAATTGAAACTAACAATAAACTCATCAAATTCACGCAACAGATCAATCGTGAATTTGTGAGGGAGAATATGTTCTCGCCCTATATGGACGAGGGCCTAAATGCGATCATCCGACTGCGCTCGGAGTTGAAGAGCGGCGGCGAGGATATGAATATCCCGCTCGTCACTCGGCTCACGGGCCAGGGCGTTGCCACCGAGACGTTGGTCGGCAACGAAGAGAAGATCGACAACTACGGTATGCGCCTCCGCATCGAGTGGGCGCGCAACGCCGTGGTCACGACGAAGGCTGAGTCCCACAAGGACTCTGCGGATATCTTCGGTGAGGCAAAGCCCCTCCTATCGGATTGGGGCAAGGAGCTACAACGCGATGAAATTATCGCGGCGTTCATGGCTCTGCCGAGCGAAACGCTCCCCACTTCCAGCGGAGGCGTGCGTGTTAACGGTATCCAATACGACTTGGCCAGTGCTACTCAACGTAACACCTGGCTCACTGACAACAGCGATCGCATTCTCTACGGAGCAGCTGTTGCCAACGCAGTGTCTGGTGTACACGCCACGGCTCTTGGGCTCGTGGACGCGACAGCGGACAAGTTCACTGCTACGAACCTTGCAACCCTGAAGAGGGTTGCGAAGCTCGCGAGTCCACGTATCCGACCCTACAAGACCAGGGACGGGTACGAGTACTTCGTGGCGTTCGCTGGAACGAATACCTTCCGCGACCTCAAGTTGTCGCTGGAGACGATCAACAAGGACGCGCGGCCCAGAGAGGGCCGCCAGACCAACGGCGCTCCAGACAATCCGATCTTCCAGGATGGAGATCAGATCTATGACGGTGTGATCGTCAGGGAAGTCCCTGAGATCAGTTCATTCGTCACGAACGTCTGGACCGACCTCAAGACCGCGGGTGGCACTTCCAGCCGCGTCGAGCCGGTGTTCTTGTGCGGCCAGCAGGCTATGGTCTTTGGTTGGGGTCAGATGGCGAAGCCCACGTTCCGCAAAGAGGACGACTACGGCTTCATCACTGGCGTCGGCATCGAGATGGCCTATGGCGTCGCCAAGATGTTCAAGAAGCATCCGATGACGGGTACCGCACTCAAGCAGTGGGGTGTCGCCACTGGGTTCTATTCAGCCGCAGTCGATGCGTAGGAGGGCAACATGGTAACAAGTCTCAACAACGCCAAGCCCGCCCACGACTTCCAGTATCAGGCGGTCAACTACATCCGTGGCACCATCACCGCTCTGGCGAGCGGCGCGACGGTGACTGCGGCGATCGGTCGGCTTCCGCCGGGCGCGGTCATCTGCGGGATCAGCAACAGGGTGTCCACTGCGTTCAGTGGTGGCACGCCACTGCTGACCCTCGGCGACAGCACCGACGCGGGCAATGACAATATCACTGCGACGCTCGCCGAGGCGTCGGCCAGTGAGCTGGTACAGCCGTTGGCGACGTTCGCCATGCCGCTTACGGCTGAGGTCGAGGTGTGGGCAAACCTTAGCGGCGGTGCGACCGCTGGAAGTGCCACCATCAGCGTTCTGTACACCAATAGCTAACCCCCACTGAGGGGAGGGTAAGGCCCCTCCCCCTTTTTCAGGGAGAGACGAATGACCGTACTGCCAAAGGCGCCACCGGATAAGCCGGGAGATACGCCAGTAGAAAATCCGTGGGCCTTCATACCGAAGGCGCCATCGCAACAGCCCAACGCGCAGGGGCCGGCGCAGAAGCCGGGCGAGCCGCTCGCGGTGACGTTCAGGGAGCTGCCGCCGGCACCAGAGCCGCAGGCGAAGAAAGGGAAGCCCGAAGATACACCTGGGCGGGGTCCTGATCCGGATCACAAACCCGGCGAGGGGCGAGGTCCGCCCCCTAAAGTCTCCCATTCGAAAAAATAGGGACGAACATACGTATCATTCACTGAGGTGTGAAGATGCACGAGCAATCTGAAACCATCCAGACGCCTCGCGGAACGTGGATCAATGTCTACGGTCTGCGGACGAGAACTCCAGGGCTGCGTCTGCCCGGCTCGGGCGAATACAACACCTTGGAGGAAGCCGTCGAGGCCGCAAAGATGCGGTCTCAGAGTGGTGGTAGGTCGGGGTTGGGCCAACCGAAAAACATCGACAACCTGATGCCTGGAGACTACGGGAGGTAGGATGGACATCTACCGCACGAGGGAACAGCTTATTCTGGAGGCTGCAGATAAACTGCAGCTTGCTGGGACGGGGCAGCCGCTCGAGCCGGAGTACCGAGACAAGATCAACTCGAACATCGAGCCGTTGCTAGCGCAGTTGACGCGCGACGGGATCTGTGAGGTCTCCAACTCCAATCAGATCCCTGTCGAGTGGTTCGATCCGATCGCGGGGCTGCTCGCCAATGTGAGCGCGCCGCTCGGCGGCAAGAACTACGACCCGATGATCCGCGACTACTACGAGCGCACGCTCCGTCGAATAACCTCGGCGAAGCCGGACTATGCGGTGCTCGAAGGGCAGTACTTCTGATGCCTAACATCACGTTCCCCATCTCGTCGGCGCCAGGCCCCCGACCCCAAGAGTCGGGGGGTCGGCTGGTCAATGCGTTTGTCGAGAAGGCGCCCACTGGCGCTCCGTCGGAGACTATTATTCGGCGATCGCCTGGACTGTTGAAGGTGGCGCTGGCGGAGGGGTTCGAGCACACGCGGGGGTTCCTCGATTGCAACGGGACGCTGCTGTGGGTGCTTAATGATCGGGTCTGGTCAGTGACCCCGGACTTTGTGGCCACTGATGTCGGAGAACTCCTCGGAGATAAGCCCGTCACTCTCGCGCGGAACAATGCAGTGGTGCCACAGAACGTGGGAGTGACAGAGAATGGTTGTTTTAATCTATTTACCGATGCCGCTCCTACACCGTTCGCGGACACGGACTTGCCAGAAAATCCTACGAGCGTGTGTGACTTCGAGGGTTATTTCATTTGGTCCTTCGCCACAGGACACGTCTACGCTTCGGACCTTAATACGGTTGAGGTCAATGCGCTGTCGTTCAACATCGAGCAGGGCAATAATGTTAGGCGGGTAGTGCGGTTCGCGGGGCGCGTGTTTGCGCTGGGCGACAAGTGGACCGGCGTCTACAAGAACGCTGGAACCATTCCATTTCCGCTTGCGCGTGAGGCCACGATCCCTCGCGGGATCATCGGAACGCACGCTGTATCGGGATGGGAGGCTGGTTGGGCTAATGAACTCATTTGGGCAGGGGACGATTTCGTTGTTTACAGGTTGCAGGGCTATAAGCCTATCCCGGTATCCACCGATGACGTTAGTCGAGACATACAGCGAGCTGTGCTCGCCGGACGGAGAGATTTCATCGAGGCATTCTGTTACATGTATAATAATAATGCCTTCTGGGTATTACAGTGTCACGACCTGTGGACTTGGGAACTCAATATTAGCACTGGAGCTTGGAACGAACGCAAGTCATTCCTCCAAGAGAACTGGCGCGCGAACAGGTGCGTAAGGATATTCGATCGGTGGCTCACCGGAGGTGATGCGGGCGAGCTGTTCGAGATTAGTGGGGACTATTTCCTCGAGGACCAAGACCCGCTGATCTGGCTGGTCGAGACTGGAGTGGTCACTGCGTTTCCGCAGCGGATGCACATTCCGAATGCCAGCTTTTATATCACGGCGGGCGTCGGAGATTATACACTGAGTCCTGAACCAGTGGTTGCGATTTCGTGGTCGCTAGATGGGGGCCACAGCTGGGGCTATCCGGTGCTGCGCAAGCTCGGCGCCCCCGGCAAGACCAAGTTCTATCCGTCGATCCGCAACAGTGGGCTCTCGCGGGGGCACGGCGTTCGCTACCGACTGATGGTGTCGGACCCAGTGCACGTTGGCTGTAGCGGCGGGGTGATCGGACCTGTTCCAAGGGGAGTGGTTGGCTGATGCCCATACCCGATCCTTTGCTACACGAGGAGCCGTTTGTCGAGCAGGAGACGCTCGTCGTCACGCGCGAGTGGTACTCATGGCTCGTGGCACTGATCAATGAACTCAAGGCAGAACTCGCGGGCGCTCGCACCGATATCACGGCCCTTCAAGCCACGATCGCAGATCACGAAGCTCGAATTACAGCTTTAGAGCCCCCATAGGAGGCCACGATGGCCGGCATCTTCGATGCGTTCACAGGAAATGCGCAGAGCGCAGCGCAGCAGAACGCGCGTTCGTTCTTAGACGACATTCGGTTCGAGACCGGTCAAGAACTTGGGCAGGGCCTGGGCCAGGGACTTGGCTATCTACAGGGCTCGCTGAACCCCCAACTTCAATCGCTGCAGAATGCCTTCAATACAGCCAATCAGCAGTACGGTACCTATGCCAATGCTGGAGTGGGCGCAGTCAACACTGGGGCCAATCAGGCCGCTCAGTCCGTCTACAGCATGCTCAACCCGGCGATCGCCGCGCTTAATCCGGCCGTTACTCAGTATGGGGATGAGCGGGCGCGTGCTGCTGCTATGTCCAACAGCGCGCTCGGTCTGACTGATCCAGCGGTAGCACGGAACGCGTTCAGGACGAGCCCGGCCTATCAGTTCATGCTGGATGAGGGCCTTAACGCGATCGCGCGGAACGCCAACGCGGCGGGCATGGTCGCCAGTGGCAACCAGATGCGGGAGTCGCAGAAGTATGGAAGCGGGCTCGCCGATAAGGAGTGGGACGATTGGCTGAACCGATTGATGGGGCGGGAGCAGTTGTACGCGCCGCTGCAGTTGCAGGGGGGCGCGAAGCTTGCCGACACCTACAGTGCGGCAGGACGAACGCTCGCGGATCTGCAGTCGCAGGCCGGTCGATACACCGGCAACATCTATGCACAACAAGCACGTGATCTCGCGACCATCGCCAACCAGTTCGGCGGCGCCCAGGCCGGTATCTTCGGGCAGAATGCGCAGGCGCAGGCCGACTTCCTCAGGCAGCTGCTCGGCCTCAAGACTCAAGCCAACGTCGGGCTGGCTGGCGGCGAGGCGCAGACCTTCATTGGGCAGGGCGATGCTGCAGCTCAAGCCTCTAAGAACATCTTTGATGCTCTTCTTGGAGCGGCCAAGCTTGCGGCTGGTTCGGGGGGCCTCGGTAGCCTATTCGGTGGCGGTAGTACTGGAGGCACCATCAACATAACTGGTGCTAACGACGTAACGAATGTCGCTTAAAGGGAGCGTCCGATGGCTTTCAGCATCAACATTCCTGGGCCGAAGCTGATCGATCTCGGTCTGTATGGGAAGCTCTCTGACATCGGGTCGGCGTTCAAAGAGAGCCGAGACGAGGCACTGGCCAAGGATGTCTTTGCCAACATGCGCTCGGACGATCCGGCCTCAGTGGACGAAGCTCTTCAAAGACTTGCGCACACAAAGTATGCTCCGATTATACAGCGGATAGCGGAGAGCCATCAGCAAGCGAAGGAGCGAGCAGCAACTCAAGATATCGCACGGGGCCATCTTGGTGTTTCACAAGCAAATCTTAAAATACAGCAAGATCTGCAGGAGCAAGCAAAAAAAGATAGAGAGTCTTTTGATAAATTGTGGGGAGGAATGGAGCCTGCGACACCAGCAGCGCCAACTGCTCCAGCCGCCCCTAAGCCAGTTTTTCCGGAGCTTCTTGAGCCGCCTCCAGGCCCAGGAGCCGCTTTGCAAAATATGCAGCCAGGAGAAGGCTACGATATCAGTGCTGCAAAGCGTACTTCAGCTGTAGGAGCTCCAGCTACGGAAGCTCCGACTCCTTCTCCTCCAAGTCTTGCTAATATGAGCCAAGAACAAGCTATGCGATTGCTGGCTCATCCAGGCGTACCGGACAGCTTTAAAAAGGCCATAGAGTTCAGACTTCGACAGATTGAAGCGGAGCGAAAAGAAGAAGGGAAAGATAAGGAGGCCGAGTCACTTGGAACGGCACGAGGCAAAACGCTTAATGAGACATTTGGCGAGATTAGAGATCAGGAACAAAGAGCTAATCGAAATCTCTACAACATTGAGCGACAGCAGCAGCTTATTAAAGAAACTCCTACTGGTTTCGGTTCTGGAGTCGCGAACTGGATCGACAGAGCTATGGTTGGCACAGAGGAGCTACAAAGAAACCGTTTAGGTTTCTCTTCGCCGTTTATGGGAAACCTGTACGAGAATGCTAAGAAACGAGCCGCGAACTATGACGAGCTAAGAGGTCTACAAACTCTCTCAGTTTATGATATGCTTCAGGGTTTTGGTAAAGGTACAACTAATGAAGAACGAAAAGTAATGGCACAGGCATACGCCGACAGTGCCAAAACTACTGAGGGTAATCTGGCCTCGCTCAGATTTCTGAAGCGCGTCAGCGAGCTAGATAAGGAGGAGTCAGCTCTAGTTCGTAGATACTATGCTCATCAGCAGCAAACAGGTCAGAATATAAAGCAAGAGGATATTGATATACTTAGAAATCGCGTTAGGGAGAAAGGCAATGCAGAACTTAGAAGGCAATACGAGATTGATAGAAAGAATAATCAAGTAGCTGAAGTAGCTGGCTCCGACAAAAAAACTGAACCAACAGCCGTACCGTCTCCTGCGGGCGCTCCCGACGCCGAGGGATGGACGCCAATACCAGGTGGCGGTCGAATTAGGGTCAAACCATAATGCCCGTTTTCGAGGTCCAAGGTCCGGACGGAAAGACCTATGAGATGGAAGGCCCGAGCATGGATTGGGCCGTCTCGACGTTCAAAGGACTTGGTAAAGGACCATCCGAGTCGTCTAATAAAGCGGCTGATATGCTTGTGCGCTATGCCACTGGCGGCGCGGGCATAAAGAACGCTCTGGAGAAGGCTGGCGAGCACGCCAAAGGATTGATGACTGGAGAGGTTCCGCCCACGCCCGAGAACGTACTGCCTGCAGCAACACTTGGGCTGCCGGCCTCGCCCCTCCCTGTTAAGTTTGGATTTAGAGGACCGCCTGGTGCAGGACCAAATCTATATGGAGCGCCAGCCGCTTCTCCAGCAGCGTCAATAGCTCCAGTGGGACCGCCTACCGCGCGGACACTGGGAGAGGTTAAGGAAGCTGCAACTGAGGCATTACTTCAGCCCACCGGGACCATTCCCTCGCAGGGTAAGGCTGGCTCAGTTATTCAGCGCGCAATGGAACCAAGGACACCTCCCAGAACTCCGAGTCCTGATGACTGGATGGGTACGCCTGGAGGACCAACTAAGCCAATGGCTCCAGGGTCCCTTGATGAATGGATCTATCAATCTAAGGGAGCGCCCTCCGAGGAGTGGATACGACGAGCACGGACGCCAGGAGATGACTGGACAGCCGGAATGCCCAAGGTGTCGAAGGCTCCCGAGGCTCCCGCTGCGATCGAGCCCGTACCGCAGGCAATTAGAGATCTCTTCCCTGGAAGGGGCGGAGATGCTATGGGGCACCTGCATGACCTTGCTAAGAACGATCCTGTTACTCTTGGACAGGTCATGCGAGCGGTGCCTGAAGCAGAACGGCCTATAGTGCAGGGAGCCTTCTCAGCCAAATTGGGTGGGGGCGCCGGCGCAAAAGGCCCAGCTGGAATTGATCCAATAGCTCTGATCCGTGGCTATGGAGAATTGCCTGAGGTTAGCAGAGGTATTATATATGGAGAGGCTGGTAAATCAAGTATTCGTACGAGTCTGGACTCTATTCTAAATGACTATACGACTATAGCAAAGCTTGGTGTCTCGAAAGAGGGAGGTGCTGCTATACAACCACTAGAGCTTCTAGCTAATATTGTAAGGCAGGGACAGTATGGTCATTTTGGACACGCTATACTTAGAGATTTTACGAGTCCACATTTTGCCGCATCTATAGCTATGTGGTCTAGGGCGGTTGTTCGGTGGCTGACTAGCAAGACTCCTGCATCTATTGCCGCGCTCACGATTGCCACACGCAACCTAGAGAACACGATCGGCTCGGCCGAGGCTGGCACCCGGTCCATAGCCGACATCAACAAGCCACTTCCAGAGGAGGAGGAGGCTCGACGACGCATCCGCGAGCGGCTCCTCGACAGCGGGCGAACCGAGCTTCCGATAGAGAGAATGCGCCAGTCTACTATGATGCAGGATAGAAGAGGGGTCACACCGCCACGTCCAGATATAAGAGATCTTCTTCCAAGGCAGCCGTATCTTGCAACAGGAGATTTCAGGAGGCGTATACTAGGAGAGATACCAATACCAATAGGGCCGATGGAAACTGATGCTGGCGTCCCTGATATCAGGCCCAGAGGCCGCAGGGGCTTCGCGGAGGGCGGGCAGTTTGAGGTGCCTGACTATGATCCATTCGAGCGTGCGGCCCAACGTAATCGTGCTGGTGTTATAGGGCGTCAGGAAGGACGTACCTCACAGGTTATTGATGCTATTGGAAGAGGACTTGCTCATGAGGGTACCAGAATTTTAACCATTCCAAAACGCTTTATTGAAGCTGGAATGATCCCTGACGAGGAGGATCGACGAGAGGCTATTCGTAAGGTGGGAGGGGAGTTGGCGGGAACGGGCGCCGAGCTGATGTTTGGGCCGAAGGGCACGGGCACGAGTGCGAAGGTTGTAGGATCTTTTGCTGGAGCTAAAGGCCCAGTTAATCAATCCTTTGCTAATAAAGTAGCAGATCTTCTTCCTGCGGAGTGGACTGTTACGCCGAGTAATGTGTCCAGTAATTTCTATATACATGGCCCTAATAATAAGTTTATTGGGATTATAGGTCATACTGCTGCTCTCAAAGATAAGAAATATCTTTTCACTCCTGCAGCTACTACTGGTGGTGTCAAATCTAAATGGGGAATGTCTCTTGAAGAACTGTTACCAGTTATGCATGGAAATAAAGGCCCGACACCTATACAGGAGCCGATACATAAAGGCGAAATGACCAAAGCTGAGATGAAAGAGTGGTCGGACAAAGTAGCTGCTGATATTGGAAAAAAGATTACGTTTGAAGATATAAAAACTCATGCACACGAGACAATTGCGAAGGAGCTGATTACGAAAGAGCCCGAAAAGATGAAGATTAGAGGTAAAACCTATGTTAATGAAGATAATAAATGGGTTGGAATAGAGGAATCAAAACAATATAAGCCAGAGCACAGAACCAATCTTGCTGACCTACCTCCAATGCTGCCAGAGGCCGAGCTTGAGGCAGCGCGGCAAGCAGGAGGATATACAACACCTGCTTATCGTGGGCGCCAGGGCGGCTCTGCGGGGCGGAGGGAGCCAGATGTTGGTGGAGAACCTATTTTCTCGGCTGCTAATCCAGATCTTGCGGGGCTTTATGCAGGGATTAATCCAGATTTAACTCCTTACAAGGGAAGCCAGCTGTTCGGAGGGCATCAAACTCAGCCGCTGCTTCTAGACACACGAAACTATCTGAAATTTGATGCTCAAGGAGCTGATTGGAGTACTGCTCAGCAAAGGGCATTTCCGAAGGCTCGCAAAGAAGGTAAATCTGGAGTGATAATGTATAATGTGCTGGACGAGCCCATTGGTAATTACGCTGGACAGACCGTGCTCGGTCCACAGACAGTCTATGCTACGTTCGATCCTAAGACCCGTAAATCAAAGTTCGCGCGCCAATTTGATCCAGAGAGTAGAGATATGTTAAAGGCTCGGCTCCTTGGAAGTGATCCAACTCTCGCGGGTATCGCGACGCTTGATCCAGGAGACTATGAGGGGAGACGATAATGGGCAGCCTGTGGAACAGGTCAGGCGTAATCGAGCGGTATGGCGCAGACGACCTACCCGCGCGAAACGCTAAGGCCTATTTTTATCTGGGCGGAACTACTTCGCCCATGACAGTCTATGCAGATGCAGGCGAGGCCTCGGCGCATCCACAGCCGGTTGTGGCCGACTCCAATGGCCGCTGGCCTAATATCTTCGTGCCCTACACACTATCGTATGATGTGAGGGTCGTGAACGAGTTCAACACAGAACTCACTTACACCTTGGAGATACCTAATCCTGATCCAGTGGAGGTGACAGTTGAGGTTCCGCCTCCCGATCCAGGTGATCCACCGGAGGAGCTTCCCGCTTCGGTGTTGCTGGCGACCGGAATGACACACTGGGAGCCGATCCAAGGGGCAAAGACCGGGTTTGTTCGCTGCAACGGGCGGACTATCGGCAACGCTGTATCGGGCGGGGCCGAGCGCGCCAACGCCGATTGCGAGGCCCTGTTTACCTATTTGTGGAACGCTTTGGCGAATGCGCAGGCGGCTGTGTCGGGCGGCCGCGGAGCCTCGGCGGCCGCCGACTTCACCGCTGGCAAGACCATCGATCTGCCCGATCTTCGTGGTGCGCTGCCCATCGGGCTGGATGGTATGGGAAACAGTCTAGGAGGGTTCTTTCCAAGTACCCCTTCCACTTCACCTTCATACTTTGATATACCTGGATATTCTACTGGAGTAAATATCCAGACAATTTCCTTTACTACTATACCTGTCGCGACAGCGTCGCCAACTCCCGGTGTGCTTGCGGTGACCGCTCCGGGCGGTAGTGTTACGGTAAGCAATGTCCCGAGAGTGGTCACTGGAACTTGGTATATGAAGCTATAGGAGAGTGCCATGACACTTGGTCTTGCGTTCTGGATTATCATGCTAATCTGGCTGGTTTTTGGAGTGCTGCAGCACTTCGGTATGGCTGGAGGATGGGGTGTAACAGCTAATGTAGTGCTACTGTTCGTGCTGTTTGGATTGCTTGGATGGCAAGTGTTCGGCCCGCCACTACACAGGTGACTCATCTTGGGTACATAGCGTTTGCCATAGTCGCGGCTCTGTCGGCTATAGGCTATGGCGTGTTCGCGGAACTCCAAGCACAGGTGCCTCCACCCCTACCTAAGTATGACGCGCGCCTGATTGAATTGGATCGACAGGCTATCGAGCGCGCCTACACCCAGCAAGCCGTCCACTTGTTCCAACAGTGGATGAAAGATGATACTCGTCAGCCAGAACGCATGATGCTTGGGCTGACACAAGCGCGGAGCGCCTACAGTCAAGCCATGGAGAAGGTTGAGGAGAGGGAGAGAGCCAAATGAGATTCAACCGCGAGATCTATTTCGACAGCGTGCGCGACTCGCTATTTAACGGCTCAATGAACCAAGTTCAAGTTAATGGCCAGAACGTCATCCTGACCATATTCGAGATGCGCGTGTATCGAGGCAGCACGGATGACTTGCGGCACTGCGCCTATCCGCTCGCCACTACGGCGCATGAGACAGGGTTCGAGATGGCTCCGATTGTCGAGTACGGCAAAGGCGATGGCATGGAGTACGGTGTGCCAGACCCCGAGACCAAGCAGACGTACTACGGCCGTGGATTTGTGCAGCTGACTTGGCGAGACAATTACGCTCGCGCTACTAGGGAACTGCAGCTGACTGGTGAGAACGATCTCGAGTGGCACGCCGACAGTGCGCTCAAAATGCCGATCGCAGCGGCCGTAATGTATCAGGGCATGACGGGCGGCTGGTTCCGCACTCATGACGACGGTAAGCCGGAGACGCTCGCGCGTTACTTCAGTAACACTGTTAATGATCCCTACGAGGCGCGCGAGATTATCAATGGAGATAAGTCCAAGGTGCCTAGCTGGAGTGGCGGAGTGAGCATCGGCAATCTTATAAAGGGCTACCACGAAAAGTTTTTAGCGGCCTTGGAGGTCTCCTGTGCCCAAATTTGAAAAAAGCGCGGCGAACAACCATATCATCAACTTCCACCTCCATTAAGTCTGGCCTCTTTGGAAGCTGGTTTGTAGCCAATATAATTGCCTTCTATCGGAACTAGTTCAAACATTCGCGAGCGGACCATTATCTCAAGCACACGCATTACTGAGTGAGCCGCAACGCGCTCCCTAAGGAAGTGGACTATTCGGTGCTCGAGAATAGGCCTCTTTTCCTTGGCATAGAGCACCCACACGTAGTTCCAGGCCTCTTCCATCGCGACCGAGTCTCCACCCGAGGTCATTGATTTGAAGATCTCGGGCATCTCCGTCTCGGCCTCGATGAGCCATGAGAGAGCCTCTCTGTAATGCTCCAGCCCTATCACGTGGTCTCCCGAGTGGGATATACTGGAAATCATGCACAGTTTAAGCAGGTGTGCTGCGCGCCGTGCATTGTAGAACTGCAGTCTTATATGTGAGGGGACGGGAGGACACCCGGATTTGATCCACTCGCGTATAGCGGCGGCAGCGGGAGTGGTGAAAGACATCTTTCCAATTTCGAGCCCGATTGTTTTAAGGTCATGCTGAAGATCAGCTTGCATTCTGGCGATGTACCCGGCATTACTATCTTCAGCAAATGGGTCTCTGACGACTTTGTCTCCCGAGTAGATGAGAATTGTTCTACTAATGAAGCCTTGATCCCAGGCCCCCGCAGGCATAACCTCATTAAGATACGAAGGAGTGCAAGCTCCAAGTAGGTTAATCTGCGGATGTAGGATTTTGATTTTAAGATCGCGCCCGCGTCTCTTCTGGTCAATGGTATATCCATCGTAGATATCCGTTAGGTTGTTCATGAGAGTTGACTCCCATGAGGGGATTAACACACCAAGCTCGCGGCAAATTACCACAAGCGAGTTGAACTCCAGTACTGGAACCGCGTTGTTGAGATTGACGCAGCGCCGAGGCGACTCGTTCAGGGCGTCAATCAGTGACGCCGCGCTCATATCGGAGGGGCCTACGTGAAGTTCGGGTACTCCCCTGAGGAGAACTTCGGCAGGGTGGATGGCCTCGCCTTTACCCACACCAGGAGGCCCCACAAGGATTGTGTAGAGGCCAGGGTATAGGTCAGAACCCATCGTTCTGACCCAGATACGCCGTTCCATAGCTGCCGCGACCGTCGAGATAGCTGCCCACTTCCGGAGAAGGGGCGGAGAGGGTCTTATTTCAGTATACTCCAGGTAGCTATCTATCCAGTTGCCGAGTCTACGCGCGGTTGGTGCCACGAGTGTCTGGCCATGAGCTTAAGCCTCGGGGGTTCTCCACTCTACCGTCTTTATACTTAACCATTTTGCCCCAGTTCCATCCTACCTTGGCCTCGAGCGGGACGCTGAAAGCGCGTCCGCCCTCCAACTCAAGAACCACCTTCATAGCGGCTAAGGCCGCTGGAACGATCTCATTTTCCTTCTCCTCTGGATACTGGATTAGTATTGAGTCGTGGCATTGAAGTAAGATCTGACACATGCCTGTCCTCCACAATTGGAGGAGGCCATAGTTCATCTCATCTGCAGTCATGGACTGGCCCATGTGGGCTACAGCTTGCTTGAGAGTATCTTTATCATCGCGTCTGCCGAAGAACCACCTCTTTCTGCCGAAAGGTGTGACAAGATAGCCATCAGTCTTAATCTGTTCCCATATCCAGTCGTGTAACCGCGGTATTGCTGGGAATGTAGCGAAGTACTTAGGCTGGAACTCTTCAATAGTTTCCTTATCAATCTTAGTGTGCTTCGCCATCTCAAATGGCGAGCCCAAATAATTTGTTCCATGGCCCAGCACCTTGTTCATGTGTCGTACTGAATGGTGACGGTGCAGTTTTGTGCTGTCGGCAATTTCTTTATCTTTATGGAGATCTCCTGTCCACGGCAGTTCCGGATTAGAAAGTCTGCTAACCGTTGTATGTAGGTCTCCAGACTCACAGGCGTCGAGATACTTGGGGTCACGGAATACATTCCAACAGAGTGCTCCGATATTTCTGGCATCTGCCTGCTCCAAGTCTATGTTTGCGAACTTGTATCCTGGGTCTGGGATGAACATCCTTCGCAAGCGCTCCTCAATATTCTGCACGTTTCCGCCAGTTCCGAAGTCATTAAGGCTGCTTGAAAAGCGGCCTGTTGTAGTGCCTGCGATGTTATAGCTCGTCCGTAGTCGGCCGTCGGCGTCAATCTCTGTTTCAAGGACACCAATCTTTTTTCCAATATCTCGCAAAGCGAGGATATGCGAGATGATTGGCTGGGAGAGAAAATGTGCTGCCCAGAGCCGCTCGAGGGCGTCCCGGTTGACTGTAGGGACGAGTTCGCCGCGCTCGTTTCTCCTACGGATTGGAGGTATTTTGAGAATGTCGTAGAGCACACTTGCAACAAATTGGTTAGATCTCCACGCCTTAGTTTTTCCACTGTCTCGGAACTCAGCGTATCCAACGCCATCGTGAATGACTGAATAGAGTTGCCGTTCGAGTCGAGTAGTATCATCCTTATATAGTGTGAGGGCTCGTTTTCGTTCGTGCTCATCGATTAAGACTCCTCTCATGTTCATTTCGAGCACCGGACCCTGAAGCTCGCGCGACAGAGCATAGGTGGCGCTGGTGTTGTTGTCAAGTTGGGGGAGAAGCTCTCCCAATACCTCGTGTGTGACGCAGCAGTCTAGGCCGTTATAAACCCACAATTTTTCAGTCTCTGACTTCAGAGTGTCAGGACGCAGAAGATCAGTGTGGATCGCTCTCATGGCGCGCTCCTGATGGCGTAACGCGCTAGGAACTCGCGTAACTCTGCAATTCGCTGCGGAGTATTCGATGCTGTAACGATCTCGTGGAAAGGATCCGGGCAAGGCTGGACCTCGCCTTCATACTGTATCGCTGGGTGCAGATGCGGGTACGGTGAGTCGCATTTCGGACAATTAGTCATTTCGCGCTCCTGATGGCGGCGGCGATCCGTTGACCAAAATGCAGGGCCGGCCCCCATTCCTGATTCTCCGCAATCTTCGCATCCTTCTCCCTTTGCGCCGCTGCAACACACTTTAGTTCGGCCTGACATTCCTGAAGCTGCCGCCATTGGGTGTCATGATAGTTTTGCCGTTCCGCCGCTGCATGGCGATCGAGGGCGCGGGCAAGTTGTACGGGCGTGCAAAGGCAGGGATGATCGTGAGCGCCCGGTATCTCGTGTTCGTCGGCAAACAGAGTGCGAAACGCCTCCCGCATTGCGGCCTCGGACGGCACTGCACTTGGCTCGGTCATTTGGCGCTCCTGATGGCGGCGGCGATAGCAGTTCCATCCGTGTAGATCGGCCTGTGGCCCTCGTCTTGAAATCTTCGCGCGAGCCGCTCCCGCTCCTGTGCGGCGGCGCGCTCTAGGGCGGCGGTGGTGTTGTCTAGGATGGATTGGCATTGGCACATACCACGGCTGAAACCTGCTGGACATGCTGCGCCACTAAACTCCTCACAGAAATCCTCGCCGTGCGCATCCAGTGCCCGCGCCCTCCAGTCAGTCATAGCAACATCCCCTAGTCGCAGTAATCAGCGAACGATCGGTAAACCAATGTTCCGTCAGCCCACCATCTACGCGGCGGCGGCTCATCACCTTTCCACCGCAGCTCTTCGGGGTAATCAGAGGCGACATACTCCATCACGCACTTCTCGCCTCGGTGCGGATTGATGCAGCCTTCACCGCCCGGACAACTCTTCATCGTGCAGTGACGCTCAACACTCATGCGATCCTCCACAAAGGGCCGATGATCTGGGTCACTCATCCCTTAGTCCTCCTTCTTAAACGTCTCTTTGTGCTTCAGCCGTACGGTCAGCTTCCAGGCGGCTTCGTCAGTGTAAACAGACCCAAGGTAATCAAGACCCTTCGGAGCTTCTGGTTGAAGCGCATGATGGAGAAGCATAGTATCGTGCTCGCAACCAGCAAAAGGTATACCATAACCTCGCCAAACCCTGTGAATGTCGAACATGCCATTCTGAAAGACCTTCTGTGGTAGAGGCATGGCCAAGATGCGCCGTATCCATCGCCAAACGGCCAGCTCGTCCTCCAGGGTCGGCCAGTACGACCACCCCGGCTTCCGTGGGTCCTCGATCGGAACGACCAGAGCCACTTGTGGCGAGGGCGCGAACCCTATACAGGTGATCTGATCGTTCCGAGTCTCGATATCCACCGCCATCATTCTTGAGGGGAGGATGAATTTTTCCTCGAACCAGGGGAGTTCACAAAGGGCGGGCTCGATGTAGACTATTCGCTTGGGCCGTCGGATCTCTGGAAATTCTGCTTCTCGGCGTGCTTTTTGGAGATCGAGGACAGTAACGTGTCGTTCGCTATAGCCTCCTTGAAGGATGTAGCTGGGGTGGAAGGTTGGGAGGACTTTGAGCCCTGGAACGGTTCTACTTTCAGCAACAGCCCCCCGGAGCTTGGAGATCCTGCCGTCACCGAGTAGTGCCCAGGCGGCAGTTCCGCCAAGAGCAACTGCAATATTCGGCTTAATCGATTTAAGCTCTCCATAGAGTCGCTCGATTTCGCCAAGGTACTCGTCACGTATATATTTTCCGCTGGAGAGAGGGGGGAGTCCATGCTTTACCTCCTTCTTGGATGCGCAGAGGTTATCCACCTTGTTGGTGGGCCTCGGCCGCAGGTTGAAACAATTCGTTAGGTAGCACTCGTGCCGCGCGATGCCCGCCTCTTTGAGCATCGTGTTCAACTGCCACCCCGCCGGGCCGACGAATGGTTTTCGTTCTCGTTCTTCGTGTTCTCCGTAAGCTTCTCCTACGATCACAATTTTATACACTGGAAGCATTGCGATACCTCCTTACAACCTCAAGAGCTTCTTCTTCAGAAGTATACGAGCCTAGGTTTATTCTCACTCCATTAACGAAGGGCCTGACTCTATACCTGTTACCATGTCTCTCTATTATTCGAGCACTCTTGCTTCTATAAGAATTAAGGGCATTTCCTCTTTTAGAGACAAGACGTAAGTTTTCTTTTCTATTGTCTAGTGTATTTTCGTTGATGTGGTCAACTATAGTTCCATCTCCTTTTGTGAGCTGGAGAATAAATCTGTGGAGAAGAACAGTCCCGTATTTAGGATCTTTTCTCATAACCCTAAATCTACCATCTTCCTGGCGAAATACGCACCAGGTATACGGAGAGACTCGCGGCCAGTCCTCCTCATCTATGAGGACTGTTCGCTCGCCCCAAGCCTCGCCAACGAGAACTATCTTATAGATTGGATCAGCCACGTCTCTGGCTTTTGGAATATCGCTCATTATAGATTTACTTCCTGTTGGAACCAGCTACTGAACTCAACAAGAGCTTTCTTTTCTTCATCATTAGCTAGCCTCCAGATATCACCATAGACAACTCCTGGTCCAAAATCTTCAGAGGCTGCATCGTTGACAGTCTCGCGGATCAGTGTGATTAGATCAGCGTACCGCCGCGTTTCGGTACTAGGCATGTTCCTTCTCCTTCTGGGCCTCGGCCGCCTTAGCCAGCTTTCGCGCCCGCTTCAGTGCATCACGAGCTAGTCCACAGAACTCGGGGTTGATTTCGAGCCCAAGCACAATTTTAGCGCCAAGCGACTCAGCCGCTCGCAAGGCACTTCCACTGCCACATGTGGGGTCGAGGAGAATTGTATTCTCGTCAACGAGCATCCGGAAGAAGTGCCGCAGCATCGGCTCCGGTTTTTCAGACATGTGTTTGTCCCGAACTGTCGGTGCTGCATAAGCGTTAGCAACAGGGCTAACAATCTTGCGATCTCCCTTTGATCCAAAGAGACAAGTTTCGTATATTTGTCTCGGGCCACGTTCGGGGTCTGGTATGATACCGACGCCATCGCTTTTCATCCATATGAGTGGTAGAGGATTGATGTCCCAGCCCATCGCCTCGAGGGCCTGGACTGTGGGCTCGTAGAGCCGCTCGTCGCGCTTACGCATAGCGAACCAGAACATGAGATGGGCCGAGGGTGTAGTGTGGTACTTGGTCGCGTGCGCGAGTGACTCCATCAGCGCCTCCCAAGTCGAGCGACTGTCCTCATAGCCTCCGTGCGCTGGTGCCGCACCCTGGACGAAAGTGTCCGCCCCTATTCCATAGGGAAAATCGCAGTGAATGAAATTGAAACGTGGAGATACGTGCATCAGCGTCCAATCATGGAAATCTACGTTGAGGATGCTCTCCGTCTCGTCCTCT